TCCTGCGTACATTATATCAGTATTTGAGCCACAAACAGGAATCGAACCCGTGACATCCATATTACAAGTATGGTGCTCTACCTACTGAGCTATTGTGGCGATTCTATTAAAAAATTTTAGATATTGCGTTAATAACAGACGCAATTCTTCCTAAATCTCTTAACTCTTCTGGTTTATATCCTTCTTGTTTTAATGTTTCATAATGTGCTTTTACGCAAAAATGACATTTACCAATAATAGATGCAGCTAAAGCATAAGATTCAAATTTAACTTTAGTTGTTCCACCGTGATTTCCAATTACATTCATTCTTAATTGTGCAGGTAATCCTTTTACATTATCATCATTTATCATTTCAAGATAAGGATACCAAACATTATTTTGAGCCATAAGAGTTCCTGCTGCCATAGCAGCATTTTTTTCTATCTCATCAGAAACTCCAGATGAAATAAAATTAATCAATTTTTGATTTCCTGTTGAAACTGCAGAAGCCAATGCAATAGCTGAAGAATATTCTGGATTAAAATAACTTCTATTAATTACTGCATCTAAATTAAGTTTAATATCTTTTGCATATTCAGGAAGTAATTCTTTTAATTGATCAACCCAAATCACAGCGTATTTCCGCCAATTGGTCTATTGCATGCACAAAGCTCACCCGTTTGTAAAGCATCTAAAATACGCAAAGCTTCATCAGCATTTCTTCCGACATCAAGATTGTTTACAGTAACATGTTGAATAGTATTTTCTGGATCAACAATAAATGTTGCACGATATGTAACACCAGAAGAGTGGTGTACTCCTAAATCATTTGCAAGCTGATGTGCGCTATCTGCAAACATCCATGAATTAGTTTTCTTAAGATCTTCATGAGCATTACGCCATGCTACTTTACAAAATTCATTATCAACAGATCCAGTCATCAACACTGCATCTCTGTCGTTAAAATCATTTACAAGTTTGTCATATGCAACAATTTCTGTTGGACAAACAAAAGTAAAATCTTTTGGATAAAATACGATAATTTTCCATTTGCCAGGAAATGAGTCCTGAGTTAATGTTTCAAATGAACTATCATCATATGCTAACGCCCCTGGTTTAACACCAGTTAAGGTAAAATTACCTAATTTATTTCCTACTGTTTTCACATTATTCCTTTCCTGTGGGACTATATGTATTTTTATTTAATAAATCTTTTAAAATATTTTCAATATTTTCTAATCTTTTTTCAAGTCCTTCTGGACACATAGCTTCTCCTTATAATAAATTTGAATTATTTAAATAATTTTCTGTAATTTGTTGTTCTGGACCATCTGTTAAGGTAATGCCCATTTGTGACTCATGATCTTTTTTTAAAGTATAAAATGTAACCAAATTAATTCTTCTTCCACTTTCAATTTTTTGTACTTCATGTGGCACGTCAGCATCTCCTTCAAAAAATAAAAATGTTCCTGGCTTTGGCTTAAGGGATTTTTTTTGCACTGGAAAATTTAATAATCCACCTTCATAATCATCATTTAGATACAAAAGTCCAGATTTATCATAATCAGCTTGTGGTCTTGGTTGCAACATTTTTGTATCATCATTCAAATAAAAATTGTCCATATGCAAAATATTTTGACTACCTGGAAGCATAATATTAAAAAATAATCTTTTAATAATATATTCATCATTATAATATTCTGAAATAGTATTAGCAAAATTAACACAAAGTAAAGTTAAAAAATCTACTGCAATGTTTGCATTTGAGCTATCTAATTTAGGTCTTACTGGTTTAATAGATGGCCGTATTTTATGAACATTATCTGAATCCCAAATTGAAAATGTTTTAATATTTTCTCTTGGAGTTGTTTCAGTATATGGATCTAATGAATTAATTATGAATTCACAAGTTTCTTTAGAAATATAATTTTCTAAAATATTAATTTTTTCCATTTTTACTTTCTGTTTTATGATTATAGGCAACTAAAATACTGCACATATTATTAGGCTAGCTGTAACTATACCATCCTAAGAAGTTGCCTATAATCGGTACAATGAATTGGAATTGAACCAATAAAAATATAATTTTAATTTATACCCAGTCCCTGACTGTTTTTCATTGCTAATATACATTATAGTTCATCAAGTGCCAATTAGTCAAAATACTACTTAGATAAATTATTTATATGAGAAATATCAATTAAATTAATGTTTACATAATCAGGCATAGATAAAAGCCAGGATATTGAATTTGCTATATCTTCAGGTAATAAAGCATTTTTATCAGTATTTTCTCTACTATTAACAGTTCCAGGTGAAATTTCAGTTACTTTAATATTTTTTGTATGTAATTCATTTCTTAAATATTTAGATAAAATGCTTTCTGCCATTTTAACTCCAGAATAATTGGCACCTCCTGGAAAAAAATTGTTGGCAGCAGTAGATGTTATAAAAATAATATTTCCTTTTTTATTATTAATAAAATTAGGAATGCATTTTTTTACCATATTGGCAGCAGCTACCACATTTGTATCATAACAAATTTTCCATAAATTAGTATTCATATTTTCTATATCTGAATGTTGGGTTCCCCCTCCTGCATTATTTATTAAAACATCAACTGGAAGATTATTTAAATATTTAAAAAAAATATCCACTTCGTTATAATTTGTAATATCAAGTTTATATGGCTCAATATTATTTGGAAATTTTGAAGCAATATTTTTTAATTTTTCATAATCTCTTGATAAAGAAAAAACATGATAATCTAAAGAGGCTAATTTTAATGCAGTTGCAGCCCCAATTCCAAGACTTGCTCCAGTAACTATTGCTATTTTTTTCATTTTAAATATTTCTTCCGTCTATATAACATTCATCTTCTTTTTTAATAAAAATTGGAAGATGATAAGGGTGATCTTCTTGTTTAAAAAATTCATTATCTTTTACTATTATTCGATCATGAATTCCATTATTTAATTCTTTTTTAACTTTTTCTTCATAAACATTTTTCCAATTTTCTAATCCATATTTTTTTGCATTTTCATGCCACTCTGGAGAGCCTGGATTGTCCCACAAAACAAATACTCTTAAAAATAGTTTATTAGATCCGTTTGTAACAGATTTGGCAGCATGCCAATATGGTTCTCCCGACGGAAAAACTGTAATATCTCCAGCTTTTGGTTTATAAGTAATTAATTTATTATCTTTTTCATTAATAAATTGTATCTCTCCGCCTTCATAATTATCGTTCAAATAAAATGTAAATGTAATAAATTGTTGTGATTTAGGAGATTCCATTCTGTGCTCATGAGTATCTGTATGAAAATTAATAGCAAATTCTTTATTTGGATACATATTATGTTTTAAAACTTCTATTACACTATATGAAAGTCTTGATTCTTTATCTATATGATTTAAATTCCAATTATTCATATAATTTGGCCAGTAATTTGATTCAGACCAATCATTTTTATAATCTATAAAAATTTTATCAAATTTTTCAAAAATTAATTTTTTAAATTCATATAAATTTTTATAATTATTATTATTAATATCCATAAATTCTTTATTATTGAAAAATGTTTTAGTTCCAAAATCATACCAAGGGACCCAAAAATTTAATGGATTATAATCATTTCTTTCAAATGGATCTGTTCCATGATAATCTATAGTAGCAGATTCTTCTGGTTTTGCCCATGCTATATTTTTACTATCTGTTTCAGAATTAATTATTAAATTATAAATATTATTTAAATATTTTAAATCAAATATATCTTTATATACTACAACTTTGGGCATTACAATATATTTGTTAAAGGATTCTAAATCCATCTATATTCATCCTTTCTAATTCTTGTTCTTCTTTATCTAAATACTCTGCCAATCCTTGTGGCATAATGCGTTTTTCTGGCATTCTAATGACATTTTTTAAACGCTTATCTGATTCTTCTTTAAGTTGTTGTAATTCATCAGCAAAGGCCCCCGCATAAGTATGTATTTCTAATTGTTTATCCAAGTCTGGAGGAGTTAAACTAATACTATTATATATTGACCCGCACACTGCATCAGACAAGTCTTTTGAACCTTTTCGTGGGTGATCAATCTTATCTTTATTTATTCTTAATTGAAGTAATTCATCAATAAGTAGTTGAATTTGTGGTCCACTTATTCTTTCTTCTGTAAGTGCTAATGATAAATCTTCGTAATGTTTTTTAGCTACTGATAATAATTCAGTTTTAATTCCGTGAACATTTAATTGTTGCATCATATCATGGCTATTCCATCTATCAAATGTAACCATTTTTAAATTAAATCCTCGTTCACGCAATTCTAAAATATAATCTTTTACTTCTGTAAAATCTACTGATTTTGAAGCAGTAGGCGTCCAGTATCTGACAGCATCTACAATAATTCTTGGAGCAGCATCTTTCATCTGACCTCCAACTTTCATTGAAACCCATCCTGCCACATGGCTCATGGCGACTGCACAATGATCGTGTTTTTGAGCCAAGTCAACGTGCAAAAAATATTGAGTTTCTGATTCTGGCTTAAACCAATCTTCAAATCTACCAAATTTATCTACTGCAATATTCGGATTATGAAAAGCTTTTTCAATTTTTTCTCTTGATCTAAAAAATGCATCGGTAGCATCTGGTGGCATACATGCAAAACGAGATAAAGCATCTATCGGATCATCATAAAATGCTGTAGTAAAATCATCAATTTTTCTTGTAGGATTAATTTCCCATGTTGGTCTTTTTAAAGCAAATATTCTTGGAGTTTTATATGAAAGAATATGGTCTTCTTCCCATTCAATTTCAAATTCATTTCCTTCTGTACCTTCTGGCAAATCTGGATCAACTTTAAACATATAGTGTCTTAATATGGTTTCTTTATCAGCAATAACATCGTTGTATCGTTGTTGAATAAAATCATTTTTAAATCTGGGAAAAGACAATAAAATTAATTTTCCAAAATCAGGAAAACGAGAAGTAATAGATCCTTTATACATTTTATAAATAGCGGAAGCAGTCTTTGCTTGTTCATTTCCTGAAGTAGATTCAAGATCAAAACCTGAAATTTCATCAAGCACTACTACAATAACGTTATATCCTTCCCAAGATTCTCTTTGAGAGTGTCCAGAATGTACTGTTATTGCTTTATCAAACTCAACGCTGGCAACTTTTGGATCATATTTGCCAGCAAACCAAGGGCTTTTTTCAATACGATTTAAAAATCCTTTAAAAAAAACTCTTTTTGCTTGTTCTGCGTTAATAGCAATATTAATAATATCAATTGCATCGCCATTAGGCTTTCCATAATATCTAGCAGGATCTTTTAAACACAATAATAAATATACAACATAAGCACAAGCAATTGTCGAAGTATAATCTTTTCCAGATCCTTTACCCAGTTGCATAATAATTTCATTGCAAGTTTGTTTCCAACGCTTATCTGCTTCTTCTTCATTAAACAACTTTTTAAGTGTTTCTTTTTTATAAATTTGAGTGGATGCTTTAATAATTGTATATTGATATTCAGAAAGTGGAGGAAGGTTTAAAAAATTTTTATTAGTTACAAATTCTTCAATTGTAACAGGCTTTTCTTCAAATTCATCGTCTTCAAGAGCATCAAGAAATGCATTAAAATCTAATGACAAGATTATTCCTTTTTATGACTATAAATAACAAAAGTTATAGTTCTTCTATCATCAGTCAAATTTTTTCTTGTTCCGTGAGGCAAATCTGATCTATGAATTATCATATCTCTTCTGTTTGGATGACATACAATATCATTAGAATCAATAGCATTTAAATCATTTTGTTTATCAGCACTTGGATAAAAAATGTCTCCTCCTTCAAAATCAGAAAGATATATAACCCCTCCCCACTCCTTACTGTACCCAGAAGTGTCTGGATTTGCATCATCTCTATGAACATAAAAAAGATAATTTTTGGGAACCATCCAATGTAAATATAAATCAGTCCAATATCCAGAATCTTTTAATAAATTATTAACTTGATCTATACATTCTTGTAATACTGGAGTTCCAATTAAATATATTCCATCTTCTTCTCTAAAATATACAGAATTTGGTTCAGTATTTTTTGATTGATCGTATAATTTTTGACAAAGTTCATCACTTAAAAAATTTCTATATATATATGAACCTTCAGTTATTTTTTCAGCTTTACTAAAATCAATCATGATGCTATTCCTCTATTATAATTTGTTCTACTCTGCCTGTAACCTCAGACAGTCTTTGTGCAACTTCCCATTTGCAATTTTCACATTTTGCAGTTACATCTCTTAATATTTCTACTAAAATTGCTTGCTTTCGTTCTGTTTCAATAATTTGATCTGCCATAGAATTGGCTTCAAGAACCCCAGCTTTGTTAAGCATTTCAATTCTTTTTGCTTCTATATCAGCAATAAGTTTTAAAGCAGCAACTTTAGTATTTAATTGCCCAGAGTTTTCTGCTTCATTTGCAGTATTCCACGCATCTTTAATAAGCATTGCATAGTGTTGATCTGCTCCAGCAAGTGCTTCTTTGGCACGTTCACGAATACCATTATTATCATGAATGATATCTTTCCATATTTTTATATGATTATCTACTTGTGCTCTAGAAATACCTAAAGAGTTGGCAATTTGAGAAGGCGTATTACCTTTAATTAATTCAGCAACAACTTTATTCATTCTGTCAAAATCATTTGACAATTCCACTTCATTCATTTATGCCTTCTACTCTTTTTCTTTACAATACCTTTTAATCTTTCAATATAAAAAGATCTAAACTCACCAGTAGTATTATCCATACAATCAATCCATTGAACATCTAAATCTTGATTGTGTACCCATTTAATAAATTTAAATGTACCTCTTTGATTTTTAAATTTTAATGGAGTTCCTGGACCAATCTCATCTTTACCAAAATCTAGTGTGTAAAATACATGAATATTCTCATTATGATTATATGGAATACTTACAGTTTTTGATCTTCTCATCTATAACCGCCTGCGGTTGGAGCCCATACTAATCCTGGTCTTGTAATTTCTTTTACAAGTCTGGCACCACATCCATTACAATGCTGATTATGCCTATCATCAAT